AACGCCGACACGCCGGCGGAAGGCGTACAGCTCTCGCCGGCAATGCGGCAGATGATGCGCCGGGCGATCGGCCGGCGATTATTGAGCCAAACACCCGAAGAACGGATGTACACGGCCGAGCACGCCGTACGCGGCGCCGCCGGCGTAGGGGCATTCGTCAATCCGGTGCTCGGGGGCGCAACTGCGGGGCTCACACCGCAATTCATGGGCGACACGCCGCGCGAGACGGCCGCGGCCGTCGGCCGGAATGTTGTGCCATACGGCGCCGCGCGCCTGGCGCAATTCGCCCCGAGGACCGTGGCGGCGATCGGCGCGACGATGCTGCCCTCGGCGACCCAATCCGGCGCCGGCGACGCTCAATTGAGCGAACAAGATAAATTCGAGGGCGGCTACAAGGAACGCAAGGCCGGATTCCTCAAGAGCATCGGCTTAAGTCGCGGCGATACGCCCAACAAAGGACAGCGGGCGCTGATCGATCAGTTCGAAGCGCGAGAGCAACCCAATCGGGACGCCGCGATCAAGCTCGACAGCGATCGCCGCAACGCCGACCTGGCGGCGCAACAGGAAAAAGACGCACGTACTGCGTGGCACACGCGGATGCAGCCCGATATCAACCGGTTGAAGGACACGACGAAGGCGAACATCGCCGGCGCGCCCGATCTTGCGACCGCGCAGAAGATTTTCTTCACCGCAATGAAGGAGAAGGAAGAACTCGGCAAGACGTTCGCCGAGAAACATTCCGATTGGATGGAAGGCCTGCAGCTCGGCAGCGCGATCGGCGGCGGAATATTGGGCTATCGCGTCCCGGCGGGTCGCGCTTCGCGCATCCAGCGCGCCGACACGGCCGCTGACAAGGCATTCCTGCAAACCTATGGCCCTGGCGCCAAGGGCGGTGCCAAGCAGGCGGCCGCGAACCGCCAAGCTCTCGACCTTCGCGCAAACCAGCTTGGGGAAGCCACCAAGCTCAAGCCCTATTCGCCGATTGAGCCCGTGCTTGGCGCATCGCTGCCGGCCGCCGGCGGCGTCGTCATCCCGAACGCCATTGACGCGGCGACAACGACTGATCCCGAAGTGAGGCGCCGCGCGATCGCCAACATGAATCCGCTCGATCCGGCGTCGTGGGAAAACTACGTGCGCGCCGCCGGCGAAGGTGGCGCGGCTTCTGCGGTCGGCATGGCAGTCGGCGCCGGCCGGCGCGATTTCCACGGCATAAAATCCCGCGGTGTCGGCACGCTCAAAACGATCCGGGAAGCGAATGCCAAGGCCGACGAGGCGGCGGGGCGGGCCGCGGCCGAGGCGCAGACCCGTTCACTTGCGCGATCGAATGCCCGCAAGGCCGAGGCCGAGGCGCAATCGAAGCGCCTCGACAACATGATGGCGGCTAATCCGGTGAAGCCGCCGCGTGTTCGTAAAGGTGTGGCGCCGCCCGCAGAGTGATCGCAGCGCCGATCATGAATACGATCCCGGCGCCCAACAGCGCAGAGACAAGAATGCGGTGCCGCAGCTCGTTGGCGGATCGCATGACTATGGCGATGGCAACAGCCATGCCGATGACGATCGGCGCCGCCAGGTGAGCGAACCAATAGAGCATTGACTTCCCTCGCTTAACGCCCCTCCCGGAATTCCCTTTACCACGTCAGAGGACCGACAACCATGCCACTTCCAGGCCAGATATCGCCTCGAGCTGCCAAGAAGCTCAACGGCAAGCTCGCCGTCCTGAAACAGACTCGCGCCCAGCGCGGTCGAATGACGAACTTCGACAACTCGACCAAAGACGAAGGCAAGACGCAACAGACGGCCGAGGTGCCTTCGAACGAAATCAACCATCCGACCAATCAGCGCGACCGTGTCGGCTCGAAGCCGTCGGGGCCGGGACGTGGCAGAGGCGGCGGCGCGCCGGCGGCGATCAGGGCGACCAGGTCGACGGGCGGCCAGGCCCGCGGGGGCACGCAGCCCAAACACGACCAGATCGATCAAGGCGGAATGCAGTCGAAGCGATGGATCCCCGGTAGCGACGTATCGGCGTCCAATCCCAAGACCGGCAACACCCGCATGAAGGGCACAATCGCCCAACGTGGGCCACAGTACGGCGGCGGCGGGCGTAATACGCAATAGTCATGCCCTGGACCGCCGGCGAATTCGCCTCGCGCCATAACCACTCATTGAGCGGCGCCGGCGCCAAGAAGGCCTCGTCGATCGCGAACGCTATTCTGCGCTCGGGCGGCGACGAGGGCGTGGCGATCGCCACCGCGAACAAGTATGCGAACAAGCACGCCGACAAGCTCAAGAAGCGCGGCGTCATTTCCGAGAAGGCACACGCAAGAGTGAAAGCGCGGGCCGCCTGATGGGTGGCAGAAAGCCCGGCACGCCCAAGACCGGCGGCCGCCAAAAGGGCAGTGTCAACAAGGTCGGCGCCGACGTTCGCGCCCTTGCGCGCGAATACACCGAACAAGCGATTAAGACGCTCGCCCTCGCGATGATGAAGGCGAAGGAATGGTCGGCGCGCGTCAACGCCGCGAAGATCCTTCTTGAACGCGGCTGGGGCGCACCCAAGCAACAGATCGATGTGGGCCTTAAGCCCCTTTATGCGATCGCGGATAAGCCGATGACGGCCGAGGAATGGACGAAGGCGTTTGCGGCCGAATCGAGCCCGTCTGGAGCCCCCAGCCCGGCCCCCAAACCGCCCTCGTCAACTGCCCGCTCGCCGAAATCTTCTATGGCGGCGCGCGGGGCGCCGGGAAAACGGACGGCGTCCTAGGGAAGTGGGCCCTAAAAGAGGCGCGCTATGGCGCGGCCTTCAATGCGCTTGGCGTCCGCCGCACCAAAATTAGCTTTGAAGACGCCATCGAGCGCTCAAAGGAGATTTACGAACCGCTCGGCGGCAAGCTCACCGGCGGCGACACCTGGCGGATGCCCAACGGCGGGCGCGCAAGCTTCAAGTATCTGGAATCGGTCGATGACGCGCAGGAATATCAGGGCCGCAACGTTACCGATGCTTGGGTCGAGGAAGTTGGCCAATATCCGCGGCCGGATCCAATCCTGCGCCTGTTCGGCGTGCTGCGATCGGCGCACGGCGTCCCGGTGCAGATGATCGTCACCGGCAACCCCGGCGGCGCCGGCCAGCATTGGGTTAGAGCGCGCTATGAGCTCCACCCGTTCCCCGAGCGACCCAAGCTTCTTGTCCGCAAGCTCGAAAATGGCTCGTTGCATCGCGTTGCGGTTATCCCCGGAAGATTGCGTGATAACCGTATTCTCATCGAGCAGGATCCCGAGTATGTAAATCGCCTTCACCTGGTCGGATCCGCGCAGCTCGTCAAGGCGTGGCTTTCCGGTGATTGGACGGCGATCGAAGGAGCCTTCTTTGAGTGTTGGTCCGAAAGAAATATTGTCGCTCCTTTCAGCGTTCCTGCTGGTTGGGTTCGCTTTCGGTCTGGCGATTGGGGATCGGCTTCACCCTTCAGCTTCGGATGGTGGGCTGTTGTCCAAGATGACCACCGTCTACGTTCAGGTGCCTTGCTCCCCCGAGGCGCCCTCGTTCGATATCGAGAATTTTATGGGTCGACCGACCCGGCAAGCGGCGGCAAGGGACTCAAGCTCACCGCCGAGCAAGTAGCCGAACGCCTCATCGAGCGCGAGAAGGGCGACCCCAAGCTCGCCTATGGCGTCCTCGACCCTTCGACGTTCCGGGTTGAAAGCGGACCAAGCATAGCCGAGCGCATAAATCGCGCCCTGATCAAGCAAAAGCTTGCGGCCTTCCGCGAGGCTGACAACACCCGCGTTAACACCCGCGAGTCGAAGGACAAGCGCGGCCCGATGTCGGGATGGGATCAAATGCGATCCCGCATTATCGGCATTCTTGACGACAAGGGCAGGCCTACCGGCGTGCCGATGGTTTACTGTTTCTCAACGTGTGTTGCGTCTATTAGGACAATCCCGGTCCTGCAGCACGATCCGGCGAGGGCCGAGGACCTGGACACCGAGTCGGAAGATCACGCGGCCGATGATTGGCGATATGCCTGCAGCTCGCGGCCATGGACTCGGACCATCAAGGAACCGGATTCGCCGCGCGATGGATATCGGCCGCCAAGCGAAGACATGGACGACGTGCAGTCGAGCGTGAAGCTGTTGTGAAGTGGAAAATTGAGCCCGCGTCGCCCGAAGAAATGGCCTTCGCCGTCGAGGCCAACAAGCTCCTTGCCGATATCGGCGCCAAGATCAGCGTCTTTACGATGCTCGATCAGGAAGACGGCACGCGAGCCTATAACGTGACGTTCCAATGCGGATCGAAGCGCCACTCAATCACGTCTGAGGCGCCGTTTCATTACGACCCGCCGGCGGACGTGGCCGAGCGCGTCAAGCAATGGATCGCCGGCGTAAGAACCGAACGGCGATGGTCGACCGAAATCCCGGCGGATCTTGAGTGATGGGCGAAGCAAAGCGACGCAGGAAGAAAACCGCGCCGATCGAGCTGCCGATATCGGACAAGGCCGAGATCTCGCAAACGACGATCTATCCGACCGTCGAGGCGATGTGGCTTGAGTCGATCGGCAATCTTCCTTGGTTCGACAAATACTCGCCCGAGACGAAACGCGCGCTCAAATTCACGTTCTACTGCGCGATAGCGGAAACCCTGCGCACGGTTGCCTTCCGCATCAATGCGGACCAGGACACGCGCGTGTTTGATGAGTTCGGCAAGGAACTGCAGGCCTATGACAAGGAACTGCAAGTCGCCGCAGAAGCCTATAACGCCTCCTTACAGTGAGGACAGCCCGCATTCCGTCGAGGTGATGGAATTCGTCGACCGGCTCAAGCCCGCGATGCGGGCGCTGGTCTACGAGTTCGGCTTTGACGTCGTGCATGGCATGTTGGGCGATGGCTGGTCGGATGCGGACAAGCTGCGGGCCGAGCTTGAGGCCTGGCGCGAGCGCCGGCAAGGCGAGTGGTTAAGCGAGATCCCGTATGCCCGAAGCACCTAGCGCCGGGGGAGCAAATTTCCGCTCCCAAACCGGCACCCTTGGCAATTGGTCGACGCACTCGCCAGACGAATTCGATTGGTCGGGCAACGATGACGGCTTCTTTCCAGTCTCGCGCCTGCGACAACAATATCTCGATTATTTAACGGCAAAAGTTCAAGAGTATGAAGAACAGAAGCTTTCCCGCCACTACTACCACGGCGCCCAATATACGCCGGAAGAAATCCGCATCCTGCGCGAGCGCCGGCAACCCGTCATCACCATCAACCGGCTGGGGCGGAAGATCGATTCAATCGCCGGCCTGATGCTTCGCCTGCGCCAGGATCCGAAGGCTTATCCGCGCAACCCGAAGAACGCCGACGGCGCCGAGATTGCGACGCAATGCGTCCGCAACGTGCTTGAGTCGAATGAATGGTACTTTCTGGATAATTATTGCGCGACGCAAGCGGGGATCGAGGGCATCGCCGGCGTCGAGCTGAAATTAATTCCCGGCGATCACGGCGATCCCGATCTCGGGATGGATTTTATATTCGGGGATGACTTTTTCTATGATCCCCGGTCCTTCAAGCCGGATTTCAGTGATGCGCGTTATATGGGGATTGCCAAATGGCTCGACGTGGAAGCTGCCGTCGAACTTTTTCCGGATCGTGAGGACGACATACGGTCCCTGATGGTCGAGACGGGCTTCGACCTTACAACGCACAGTGATCGCGAATTCAAGTGGGTCTATGTCAACGAGCACCGCATTCGCTTGGTTGAGCATTGGTACAAGCACCGCGGCCGGTGGTATTGGGCGTTCTACTGTTCGTTCATCCTTCTCGCGCAAGGCGAGTCTCCTTTCCGTGACGAGCGCCGGCGGCCGTGCTCACGCTACGTTATGTTTTCGGCCGCAGTCGATCACGATGGCGATCGTTATGGCCTGACGCGAAACCTCAAAGGCCCGCAAGACGAAATCAACGCCCGCCGTTCGAAAGCGCTGCATATAAGTAACGTCTCCCGGCTCACGGTCCAAAAGGGCTCGGTCGATGACGTTGAGACGACGAGGCGCGAGGCGGCGCGACCTGACGGACTCATCGAATACAACGCCGGCTTTGAGGCCCCAATAGCCGCGGACAAGAATAACGACCTTCAAGCGCATGTGCTGTTGCTACAGCATGCGACGGGGGAAATCGATACGTTCGCGAACATTAATCCCCAAATGCTCGCGCAGGACGGCAAAGACGAGCACAGCGGAGTTGCAATCAACCTCTTGCAGAAGGCCGGCATCGCCGAAATCGGTACGTTCCTTCGCAATTATCGGGCTTGGAAGATCCGCGTCTATCGAGCGATTTGGAACACGATTCAATCGACGTGGACGGCCGAGCGTTGGGTGCGAGTGACCGACAACGAGGGCGTCAAGCAGTTCCTTTCCGTCAATCGTCTGGGCCTCAATCAATGGGGCCAGCCGACCATCACGAACGCCGTGGGCTCGCTCGACGTGGACATTGTCCTTGATGAAGGCCCCGACGTCGCGAACATGATGCAGGATGCCTGGGAAGTTTTAGCCGCGATGCCGCCCGGCACGATTCCGGCGCCGGTGCTCGTCAAGCTGATGCCGCTGCCGTCGAGCGTGAAGAAGGAAATCTTGAACGACCTGGCGCAGGCCGCGCAAGAGGCCGCGCAGAGGCCCGACCCGAAGGTACAGGGCGAGCAAATCAAGGCGCAGTCGGCCGTACAGAAGGGCCAAGCCGAGATTGCGAAGGCCCGAATCCAGGCCACGCAAGTCGCGCAGAACGCCCAGCAAGATCAGGCGCAGGCCACGCTTGACGCGCAGATGCAGCGCGAGCGCGAGGTGGCCGAGCGCGATCGTATCCGCATGGAAATGGAACAGTCGCGCCAGGAACACGAGTTCAAAATGGCCGAGCTCGCCGAGAAGCGCAGGACGATGGAATTTCAGCACGCGCAGAAGCGCAAGCAGGCAATGCAACAGCCAAGGAAGCAAAAGAGGGCCGCATGAGACAACGACTAGCCTGCTTTCTGGCGATCGGGGCCGCTCTGGCGGCCCTTTTTGCTGCCGGCGTTGCGTTCGGCCAGGCCAACAATTCAAACACATGGCAGACGCCCGGCAACAATACGGTCGGCGGCTTTGTGCAGATGTGCGTCAACGCCGCCGGCGCCGCGGTGCCATGTGTCGGCGGTGCCGCCGGCAGCGCAGGCCTTCCGCCTGGCGCAACACCCCTGGCAAACTCATCCGGCAACGTCGCGGCGGCGGCGGCAACCGCGACGCTCACGTCGGCCGCGGGCAAGACTGCCTATATCTCGGGTTTTCAGTTCACGTCGGCCGGCGCGACCGGGGCGGCCGTTGTCACCTGCACGGTGACAGGCACCACGGGCGGCACGCAATCCTACACAGCGACGGCGGTGGCGGGCGCCACGCTCGCCGATCAGCCCCTCATTGTTGCTTTCACCCCGGCACTGGCCGCGAGCGCCGTCAATACGAACATCGTAGCGTCATGCCCGTCGCTCGGCGCCGGCAACACCAACGCCACCATGTCGGCGCAAGGCTATCTGCAATAGCTTCGCCCGTCGTGAGCGAAATCACGGCAAGCCGCAGCGGATCGGCCAAATCCGCCTCGCCCCTCGTGAGCGATATCACGACACACGCCACTCTTAAGCGAGATTGAGAGAACATGCCCCGCAAGACCGCAGAAGAACTATACGAGGAACAGGAACGCGCTCTGATCGGTGATGCTATCCGCGAAACCGAACAGGAAATCCACGATTCCGCCTTCGGAAATCCGGCTGACGACAACGACGGTGACACGTCGTTGGAACAGATGGATCCCGATGAAACGCTCGACGATGACAACATCGAGGGCGAGGCGGAAGACGAGGAAATAGGATCGGATTCCGGTGATGATCAGCACGCTTCGGGCGAGGATGAGGGCGAACAGCCCGACGAGCCCGACGAGCGCCAGGACCGCCGCGGCGTGCCGCCTGGCCGTCTCCGCGAGGAAACGGAACGACGACGCGCCATCGAGGCCGAGCGAGACGCAGCCCTTGCCCGCAATCGGGAAATCGAGGCTCGCTTGCAAACGTTGGAACGCGGGCAACGCCCGCCAAACCAGCAAGAGCAGCGCCCCGAACGTCCCGACATCTTTGCCGACCCGGAAGCTTGGGAACGCCAACTACTGAGTGGCATCGAGCAGCGGGCCGAGGAACGCCGCGTGAATTCGAGCTTCTACGACGCCATTGAGGAACATGGCCAAGAGAGGTTCGGAGAAGCCTACGAGGCCCTAGTCAATGCGGGCCGCGCCGGCGATAGCGCGAGCATTGCGCAAGTGATGCGCTCCCCCAATCCGGGGCGCGCCCTTGTCTCTTGGCATGAGCGCCAAGGGCTCTTGCGCGACATCGGCAACGATCCAACGGCCTTCATCGATCGCCAGATTCAGGCGCGGATGAGTAATCCTGATTTTCGGCGCGGCTTTATCGACAGTATGCGCGGCGAAGCCATGCGCGGCGATGGCGGCCGAGGCCCTAGAACGCGCGTCGACCTTCCTCCCTCCCTCAACGGTTCAACCGGCGGCACTTCCCACCGCGGCCGCGATAGCAATATCGGCCGCGATTCAGCCCGCACAAGCGCATCGATCGAGCGAGAGATCTTCGACTCGGCCTTTGACGACACTTAAACGACCGGACAGCCCGCCCGCCACGACCCGCCCTAGTGGCGGGTTTTTTGTTGGCCGCGGCGCCGTCCAACCACGAAAGGACGACGTGCCATGGCCGTCACAACTGTATCTGCGAATAATAAGCTCATCGTATTTCGCAAAGAGGTTTATCGGGAATATATCCGTCAAAACCTTTTTGCGCCGTACATCGGAACAGAGTTGACCGCGATCATTCGCGTTGTGAATGATCTTAAAAAGGGCGGCGAGCAGATCAATATTCCGCTCATCGCGCGGCTCAAGAATCAGCCAATCTCGACCGGCACGCTCGTCGGCAACGAAGAGTCGATCGACAATTACGGCGATCGCGCCTGGATTGATTGGGCGAGAAACGCCGTCCGCATCCCGCGCTCTGAAGAACAGAAATCATCCATTGACCTGTTCGGCCAGGCGCGCCCGCTCCTTGACGATTGGGGCAAGGAGTTGCAGCGTGACGAGATCTGCGACGCCTTCTTCGCGGTGCCACTCGCCTCGACCGCGCCCGCACTCCTAGGCTCGAACAATGGTCAGCGCGTCAACGGCGCGATCTTCGATCAGGCGACCGCGGGGCAGCGCAACACATGGCTGACGGATAATGCCGATCGCGTCCTTTTTGGCGGCGCGCAAGGCAATCTGAGCGCCGGCAATTGGGCGACGTCGGCCGCGAACGTGACTCCCGCGATGACCATGTCGGCCGCGGCGCTCGCAAAAATGAAGCGCCTGGCCAAGAAGGCAAATCCGCGTATTAGGCCGTACAAATTGAAAAATGGCCGGGAATACTTCGTCGTCTTTGCCGGATCAAACTGTTTCCGTGATCTTCAGAACGACACCACGATAATCACGGGAAACACTCAAAGCCGACCGCGCGAAGGCGACGGCCTCGACAAAAATCCGCTCTTTCAGGACGGGGATCTTCTGTACAACGGCATGATCATCCGCGAAGTGCCCGAGCTCGATATTCGCCTTCCGACCACGTACACCACCGCCGGCAACGGCGGCATTCAAATCGCCCCGGTGTTTTTCTGCGGTCAAGGTGCAATGGCCTGGTTGTGGGGCCGCATGCCAACCCCGACATTCCTGAAAGAAGACGACTACCAATTTTTTAGGGGAGTCGGCGTGATGATGGCCTACGGGCTCAAAAAGATCGCGAAAGCAAACCCAACCAACAACTATAAAGAATGGGGCGTCTTTACCGGATATTTCGCGAGCGCGGCCGATAGCTGATCGCTGATCGCGGTATCCTCCCCGGAGGATGCCGCTTCAACCTTCCTCACAATCTGGAGACTCAAACATGCGCAACCTGTTCGCCAGGCTGATGACCTATGTTCGGCAGAGCGCCGCGGCGCTTCTGATCGGCGCAGCGCTCGGAAGCCTTCTCACCGCGCCGGTCGCGGTTGTTGCCCTCAACATCCCCCCGCAGCTACCGCCGCGGCAGTTCCCGACGCAGCAAGTGCATTATGTGCGCTTCACCGTCAACTTCAACTCATGCGTCTATGTCTCGCTGACTTGCTCGTTCAAAGTCGGCGCGCTGCCATACAATGCTTATCTGATCCGGCTCAACAGCCAGGTCACCACAGCATGGAACGCCGGCACCTCGCAATCGATCGCGCTCGGCACCGCCTCGGCCGGCGCGCAGATTCAGGCCTCCACGGCGACCGGCCCGGCCGCCGGCGGCGGCACTACCGGCACCATCGTTGCGGCCAACGTCGGCGTTGCAGCGACCGGCAACGGCATCGCACAGACCGGCGCCGATGGCGGTTTCGATGTATGGGCCACCATCACAATCGTCGGCGCGCTGCCGACGACAGGTCAAACAAACTACATCCTGGAATACATCGCGCCCAACGACGGCCAGTGCGTCTATACGCCGATGGGCTCGACCAATCCGGGCTGTTGATCGATCAACTCCGAATGAAGGCCCCTTCGGGGGCCTTCATCATTTTCGAGGTGCCCCATGGCCCAACTTACTAACGACGCCCTCATCGAAATCTTGGTTTCGAACGGCGAAACGCTCGGCGACGACATCTTTCTGTTCGCCGGCGCCTCAGTCGCGCAGGCCGGCGGTTATCCGGTCAAAAGTTCGGTGCATCGCGTCGTCGGCAACGCGGTCGCGAATGCCTCGCTCACGATGGAATCGCTTTTGTCCAACGTCGCGGCCTCGCTGGTGTGGATCATCAACGATAGCGCCAACGCGGTCGCGGTGTTTTCTTTCCCCGGCGAGAAAATGGCCGGAGCGCTCAACGGCAGCTTTGCCGTCACCGCCGGCAATGCCGGGGTGTTTGTCGCCATCCCCGTCCTGATCAAGCGCAAGGGCGGCTCGTCGGGCGGCGGCACGCTCAATTGGTCGCCGGCGCTGATTTCGAGCTGAGAAAATCCTTTTCTTTGCGCCCGCCGCCAGGGCGGCGATCGGCGCGTCGCCGACCTGGTCGTGGTGTTTGCGCACCGCGCTCGAAGAATAATGTTCTGCAAAAAAGAGGCCGAAATGACAAAAACTGCAAAATCATCTGTCCCGTCC